GAGATGGCAGATTGTGATTATGATGATTCTGATGAATGGGTTCAACAAGAGTTTCTTCCGATGGGAAGCGAAGGCAGTCTTCAAATGAGCATTTGGCATAATCCTGTCAAAAATGAGATGGCATCTACTACAGTTTCGGTATTTGGAGATTTGAGAGATTATGGTGGGAGTGATGATATTAAAAGGTTGGAGAAATGGTTTAACAAGTGTTGTGAAAATAATTGGACAAGACAGGCGGTTATGCAGGTTATAGATGAATATTGTGATAAACCAACAATTTTTCAATATATGCAGAACTAATTGAAACGGCAGTTTCAATGCAAAAGATAATCAATATATAGTGGTTAGATAAACAATTAAATACAATATGTAGTATAAAAGAAAGGATATATAATATGGAAAAGATATTAGTTGTAGTAGATATGCAAAATGACTTTATAGATGGATCACTTGGTACAGAGGAAGCACGAAATATTGTTGAGCCTGTTTGTGAAAAAATTATAGAATTTGGAGGACAAATTTTTGTAACTCAAGATACTCATTCAGATAATTATCTTGAAACTTTGGAAGGAAGACATTTGCCGGTAGAGCATTGTATTGCAAATACCGAGGGTTGGTTGATAAATTCATTTATAAGAAATGCATTAAAATCTAAAAATTATGCTTTTATAGAAAAAGAAATATTTGGTTCAATGAAACTTGTAGACAAGATAGCAAAAATATTGGACAAGGGAGTCAAAGGTTCAATAGAGATAGTAGGATTATGTTCAGACATATGTGTGGTATCAAATGCACTAATGTTGAGAAGTGCGTTTCCTAATACCGAAATAACAGTAGATGCTTCTTGTTGTGCCGGAGTTACACCAGAAAAACATCAGGCTGCGATGGAAGTTATGAAGAGTTGTCAGATTAATGTAATTGGAGAATAAATATGGACAAGTATATGAGTGTAATAACCAATTTTGGG